ATTGTCGCTAGTACCGGGATAGACTGTTACTGAACTGCTTATACTTGTTGAGTAAGCTTCACCAAATTTAACGTTAAAAGTTTTTACTGCATTGGTTGGATTACCTACATATGAACTAGGACCTAAAGGATCAGAAGAATCTAATTGATTTATTTTCCAATAGTTATCATAAGATAGATAACTGTTAAAAATAGGAGAAGGTTGAAACTCTGCCGTACCATCAGGGTTAGGTACTTGATATTGTCTAACTAATAACTCAGTACTACCACTAAGATATACATCCATAACATAAGAATATTGCGGATGAGATATATCACTACCCGAAACCTCGTATACTAATTTAGTACCGGTTACATTCGGGTTAGTTGGTTGTGATAGTAGGGTTATTGCCATTACCTGTCATATCTTTGATTTGCGTATCTATATTGTATTGTATACTGGAATAGCTTTGTTCTATTGTTGCTCATATTCCAACGATAATCTGCATTAGTTATAACTATAGGTTTAAAGTCACCATTTTCCTGTACAAATACTTCCGAACTATCTAACATTTGTGTTAACCAATCACTTTCTGCTTTAGAAATGTAATCGGTAGTTATTTCGTACTTATCTGTAAACTTAATATTGTATTGATCTGTACCTCTACGAGTTATATCGTAAGTACTTTGATAAGATGAATAATCAACGTTTGGTTTATCAAAAGAGTTTCTTTTTAAGTCAGTACTCTTTCTTTCCGGATTACCAACAGTATAGTAATCGTAGTAACCGTAATTATTTACAAATACAAAAGTAGTTTGTTCGTCATTACAAGCTTCTTCTAACTCAAATGTAGTTAAAAGACTACTACCACTATCATATACTTTCATAAATTGCCAATCACTATTTTCAAAGTCATTACCAAATAAAGTACTGCCTGAACCAATAGCGTATTGCTCTATCTCATAATCTGCTCCTGTTAAAGCACCTGTATCTGTTGCACTAATAATATCTCCTGAAGCACTAACAAACTCTACTCTCAATTCTTTTGTACCTACTACGGAAAAAGGTGGAAGATACAAAGGTACTGTTACGTGGTTACCTTTAGATATCTTTCCTGTAGGTTGATCTGATAATAAATGAAAAGTATTATTTGGTGTATAGTTAAAAGAACCTGCATTAGGATCTACACTACCTAAGAATACCTTTATATCAGAAGTAGCACCTCCGGCATATACAGTAGTAGAACTACTAATACTAGTACCATAGCTTTCACTATAATGTAAAGTAAACTCTTTATATGAGTCTGTAGCTAAAGTACCTCCTGTAGTCTTCCAATCATTATCATACTCTAATCTATCGGCAAGTATTCTACTTACTTCTACTATACCTGTAGAGAACTCATTAGGGTAGGCATATAGTCTTGTTAGTAAAGTAGCACTGCCACTCTCTTTGACATCTACTACGTATTGGTATTGTGGATTGGTTGCAAGTGAGCTACTAATGCTATAAACAAGTTTTGTACCTGTTACGTTTGGTGATGTAGGACTTGCTAATACTGTTACTGCCATCTTATGCTGAAATTTTTATATCTTTTAATTCGTTGTTTATATTTGCTATAATGGTATCTATTCCGGCCTCACTTAATAATTCTTTACCTGTAGTTTGTAATACCGTTTGTATAGAAGGAGCTATGAATGGTCTAGGCTTAGGATCAGTACCTCTTTTACCAATCTTATTAGCTATTGCAAAAGCAAAGCTTTCTACAGACATTCCTTGTGGTACTGGTATCTTCTTAAATCTAATCCAGTCAATAAGAGGTTTAACCGGTGGTGGTGTACCTGGACGTCTACCATCTCCTTGATCTACAAATACTCCATAGGTAAGCATTGTACGTACTAGTTGATATTCGAAGTTTTGTTGTCTTACTTCGTACTCAATTGATTTAGCTAAATTACCACTTATATATGACTTATTCTTTTTTAAAGTTTCGGTCATTGTAGCTTTTAGCTCATCACCTAATCGTAATAATGCTTCTTCTATAGTCATTACTGAGGATAGTTACAATAGTCTAAGTTAAACGGTGTTATGACGTTAATGTTAGCTACCCATCCAAACACTCTATCTTGGAATGCTTCGTTAACAGGAGCTGAATTATTTATTTGTACGTCATAGTATTGCTGTCTAGATGCCGGTCCAAAATTAAACCAAGCTACTAAATCGTATATATAAGTCTCTGTATTAGAAACTACATCTATACTATTACCTGCAGATAGTTTGGGTATATCTAAACTATACAATTCAAAGTTATAAGTCTTTACACGATCAGCTACAGTAGCCGATAATGGTCTCATAAAGATGTAAGGATATAATCTATCTACTGCAGAAGCATCTAAAAAGTCTATAGTACCTGAATCAAAAGAAGCAATTTGTAAGTGTGCTGTAGCAGCAGCTTCCCAGGCATTAATGACGTCTCTATAAGTAAGGTTTACGTTAGCCATTATTTTATTTATTCTATTTTATGTTTATGTATCAATAACATACTTGCTATTTGATTATCGTTATACCCTTTTTCTCTTAAGTCTAAGACCTTATCTCTGTAATATTCTGCTACGTAAGGTTTAACGATATCACTTGTTAAATTATCGGCAGTAGGTACACAATCGTCTAACTCTACCTTTTTTGTTTTTCTTTTAGCCATAATTATCTTCTATATTGAGCCATAGCCTTTCTTTCGGCTTTAGCTTTTTCGTTAGTATAATCTTTATCAATTTCTAGATAGTTCAATACCATCATAAAATTACAATCTACTATTGATCTGTCGCCAGATATTTGTAGTATGTTGGACTTAGAGAGGTTGTAAATAGTCCCCCACCAGCCCCAGTGCTCTCCAAAAGACTTTCCATCAGCTGTTTCTCTGCCATAATCATCTGTCTCTTCGATATCTTCTTTTGCGAATATGCTATACTGTTTAAGTATAGACTTCCTGTGCTCAAAAAAAAACTTAAAGCACCTAAGAAGATATGTACAGGAAATTCTTTGAATGTTTCTTCTACTTCTTTTCGTTTATCTGAGTCATACTCTTCTAAAGTATACCAATCAAATACATTCTCTACTTGGTTCTTTGCCATCTTAATAGTTTGTTTGGTAATAAACTCTATACTATCAAATCTATGCTTTTTGATAGGTCGGTATAAGATAGCTGCTACTTTATGCATATTGTTCTTAAGATCTTTACAATAGTTTTCTAGATCAATATACTCACCTAAGGTAGCTTGCTTCATATGAGCAAATCCTAGTAGTTGTCCATTCCATTCAATTATACTATGGAATTCCTGATTATGATCTGCAATGTCTGCAAATACATTTACTACTTTGGTAAGACTGTCCATAGACCATAATCTTACCTCTGATATTGGTTTACCGGTTATTTTACTAACTGAATATACCAGTTGACCAAATCTATTATCTCCTTCATAAGAGTTAATCTCTCCGTACTTCTCAATACTAATGTACTCAGGTACGCTTAGTTGTAATGTTTGTGTCGCCATGTTAATAAATATCTACGTGTGTTAATTAAGTTGCTACCTAACAGATCCAAAGCTAGGTCTTAAGTTATTACTTCTTGATCCTTTTATTGTTATTGGTTTTCTAGTCATAAACTGATTACGGCTATAATTAGACATCATTAAAGAGTCTACAAAGTCATCGTGAGCTCCTGGTATATGACTAAACGATAATTTACCTGTATTAGACAATTTATATGTATATGTGGAAAACTCAGTATGTAATTGTGGGCAAAGTTCTTCTGATGGTAATTCTATTGTTGTTGTTTCTATATCATTGATTAGCTTTCTAACCATCTCTGTTTTATTTGCCTGATTTGTGTTTAATTCTTTTACCTTTCTAAACTTAGGTTTTATAAGGTCGTACATACCTCTACCAATACCGTTAGTCTCGATATATCCTCCTACTATGTTATAACCATTCATAGTATTGATAAATTTTGTCGCTATGGATTGTAAACTATCATTGTTATATGAATGTATACCTAATACCTTGCCAATAGGAGAGATTAAGGTTAACACTGACATATCATCTGTTAGACCGGTATCTATACCAATGTATGCATCTTGACCTCTAGGAGTTTCATAAGCACCTAGTATACTTACTTTATTTACTCCTACAAATACATCGTTAGAACTATCTACAAACTCTGCTTCATACTCTTGTCTAAAGATATCCGGAGGTAGTGAAGCTTTAGCTGTATCTATAACTTCTTGGTTAATGTATGGACAGTCACTTAGTTTAAATCTCATACTATAAACATCATCCTTCATAAACCAGCTATAAAAATGATTCTTTGATTTAGGAGTAGAGATAAGTAAACATTTTCTACCGTTAGGGTTTAAAGTAGGTAGTATTGCCTGATCTATAGTAAGATCTTTTACGAATGCTGCCTCATCTATGATAACATAGTTAAATCTAAACCCTCTAATACTATCAGGACTATCGGCAGATAATAGTTTTATACTGCTACCATTTATAAGGTTAATTATCATCTCCATACGGTTAGATGATTCTACTAACTCTCCTGCTGCTTGTACTATTTGATCGAATACATTTCTTGCCTGACTATATACCGGACTAACCCATGCTGATTTACTCTTTGGTTTATCTAATACCCAATATAGAAGTAGATTCATAGCCATAAGAGTCTTTCCGGCACCTCTAGGACTAACTACGACACCGAACATCTTATCGCTTTCTATAAAGCCATCTAAAAATTGTTTTTGTTTAGGGAAGGGAGTAAATAAAGTAACTTGCATTTTTATTCATCACCGAAGTTGACTTTGATATCTCCTTTTACTTCGGCACTTATTCTTTGTATATCTTCTCCGTTATACTTCATTATCTGATCTATAGCTCTAGTTCTAATCTTTTCGTCTTCTGAAGCTAATGCTCTAGTTAATTCGTTTACGGCCGGACCTAATAACTTAGTTAATCTTTCCCTCCATCCTTCATCGTATAAGTCTTTTGACTTCATCCAATACTGCGTATACTGCTGTTCTGACTTATCGTTGTAAGTTTTATGACAATACTCTATCCAATCCTTAAACTTAAAAGGTTGTTCGTTTTCGAATCGTAAGGAGTAGCACTCCTCTACTCTCTTATTTATCTCACTATTTGGTAGCTTATCTCCAGCCATTCGTTGATATATTGTTTATATATTTTTAAATAAATAGCTGTTACTCACTAAAAAGGTGCTTATAGAGACGAGGTATAAATAATCTATCGTTGTTATAAAGATAATCAGTAACCTCTTTATGATTGTATTCCCATCCTTCTCTTTCAAATATATCTTTAATGTTATAGTACTTACCTCTTATACCTAAAGCCATCTTTACCGGACTATATTGTAACTTAATTAGTCTTTTATGTCTACTATGAAATACATCTCCTTTACTGGATATTATATATTCACTTGCCGGTAGTACATATGTCCATTCTGCTTCTCCGATTAACTCTTTGACTTGTTCTTGAAAACTGTTTTCACCCACAGTATCGGGTAACAACGAAAGTAAAGTCTCAGTATCGTCGTTGTATATTGCAACTTCCATTTGATGGATTTCTTCTTCACTTAAGATTGCGTCTTTATCCATTTGTTATAACTTTTTTCGGTTGTATTTTTTAAGCTTCTATAATTACAAGCACAACCTCTTTTTTTTATTGTGTCCCAACCGTTTAATAACATCTCTGCCTTATAGTAAGCAGATAAAGTATCTTTCATTAACGTTCTACCTATAAACGTTGGAAATACGTTTTTTAGCCATTCTTTATCTTCATTACTCATAGCTATAATTAACTTGATCAATAATAAATTGAATGAGGTAACCTAACAGAGAGCAGATTGCAGCAGTAAAAAGGTCTTGGAAAATTAACAAACCAAGCCAAAAACTCGAGCACTTACTACAATCTAGAGCATCTTGTACATAATTAACAAAAGGCACAAATGAAAGGAAATTGAAGATAACTCTCTTTGCTCTCTGAATAGGTTGAAACCAATGTGCAATAAAGTTTCCTAATATTGCGGTTCCTATTATGTTTAATAATGATACCTCTATCATTTCGATTGTATCTCTTTAAGATATTTTCTTACTTCAGTTCTAATGGTCTTAACAAAATTAGCCTTCTTTAGTGACTCTACTTGTTTAGCCTTTCTCTGCTTAATTATCTTCTTTTCTCTAATATGTGCTATTGCTTTAGGCCATACTAACGAGAGACACAAGAAAATAAGTATAAGGTTTGTTATGATAAGAATCTCAGGTGTTGACATTTTTCTTTCAATTTTTTTAAAGTTTTATTTAACTGGTTAGAAAGAGCGTTATAAGGTATGTCGTATCTTTCTGATATCTCTACAAATTTTATTCCTTTTATGACTCTTTCTTCTATTAGCATTCTTTCGAACACATCTAGCTCTTTAATAGCTTGTTTTAAACAGTACATATGATCATCATCTTCTGTATCTTGTTTTTTATCTACATCATACTGAAAATGATCTGTATAGTACTCTCTTGAATTGTTAAGATGCTTTCTATATACATGCCAAAACTTAGTAGAACTACTCTTTAACTGAAATGCCATAATAAAAGTAATAAAGTTTTCTGCTTTATTATTTATACAGCTTTCATACTGTACCTCTAATGGTTT